ATGCTTATCCTTCATCCATGTAATCGCTTCGTGAGGATCCTTCTTCGTAGATTGGAAGGTATATACGCGGCCCTCGTAGGTTATCTGGCCCTCGTAAACCCAGATACAATATATCGAACTCCATAGTCGGGATACGGTTCCGATGCGTTCGTTCGTAGTTCGAGAGAATACAGGTTCGAGATCTTCCCTTCGATCTGAGTTCTTTCGATATGCGCTTCGACCATTCTCTCTGATATATCTTCTTCTATAGCTCATCTTTCACCTCGTTCATCTGAAAAGGTTTTATATTCGATCTCGCAGTTTACGAGAACTGTTAATCTTAAAATACATTTATGATCAACCATTCTTACATCATGAATCCGTAGTACCTCTTTCTTAAATACAAAGATTGAATCGATTAATGGATTATTCATCATGGTTTTACAGGTTTGCTCGATCCATGAATCATTGATGAATGGCAGTAACTCTCTTAAACTAAAGTCATATAAACAATCTCCAATATTATCTATTATAGTACCCCTTCTAAAGGTAGCCATATCTATATTAGTTAATGTTGGTATTAGTTGCTTTATCCTCCGAGGACACTTTATCGTAATATTTAGAGAGAATGTTCTTCCTTCATCGAATCGGTTTAGTTGTATATCGTTCATTACATACCTCCAGTTACTGCGATAGCGATTACGGTTATCATCTTGATGAATGGGGTAAAGATTAAGCATACCCCCATCCCTACTAGGAATAATCCAGCGTTACGGCCCATCTCTCTTGCCTTCTCTCTTCTCATTTTGTACCTTCCTTATTTTGTTCTAGTTTATTTGCGATCTCCTGCGCAATTGCGAGGAGCCTTCCGATTCTCTTCAGCTCTTCCAGATCTTTTATCTGATACGCTGCTATCGCTTCGGTTTCGAGCTGCTTTATATATTTTTGAATCTCATTCATTTTGTACCTCTGGGGATGGTGAGGAGCCCGAAGGCCCCTTCGGGTTTAATTTAGTTCCAAGTATTCAAAGATGGAGTTTCATCGATGCTAGCTTCTCTTACGTAGTTCCAATATTGGAGATTTGCTTTTTTTCCTGCTAGATTACGATATTTCCAAGTGCTGTTGAATCCATCATTACAGATAATATTGTATGTATGAGTATAGATCTTTCCATCTATTACAGCTGCTAATTTTCCATTTTCGATTAATATTGCATGAATCATTTTGTACCTCGGGTTTGTTGTTTCATACTCTCTATCGAGTATACTTTACTATAACATAGTTTTATATACTATGCGCAAAAAAAGAATAAAAGATCTCATCTTTTTTGTGTTATATTGCTGTAACCTCGAGGTTACCGATATGAGTACGCAATTCAGATTATCCGAATCGGATCGATTATGGTTCCGATATGTAGTTCCTACGATCTCAGAGCAGTATCCCGGCAGCTGGAGATCCACGCTGGGAGCTGCTATCGATCTGGAGAATGGAATCGATTATATCTACGAAGGAGAGGGAGAGCCTCGAACCGTATCCGCGCGGCTATGGAATAGTAAACCGATGCAGCATTTCTCCATGAGGCATCGAAGATCTATCCATCCCGAGATGGGGCTCGAGATCGCTTCGAGGCTGGGTTCGATTGCTCGAGGAGAGCAGATATCCGATCTTACGATGGAGGCCTTCATCTATAAACGGAAGCTCTATATGGGGATAATCGATACCCGGCTACTGTATACTACTATCGAGGGCCTCGTTCCATTCCTGAGCGAGTTCTACGTAACGAACGATTCTCCCAAGGATCTTACGTTTTTTAAGCGCGCGCCCTTCTCCCTGTTTCCTGCGGAGAGCATCCAGAAAGTTATCCTACCCGTACGAACCGGGCCTTAATCTCATCCACTATCTGCTTTATATGCTCGATTTTAGTTTCGAGGAGAGCTACCTTCCGATCCAGATCGTTTATCTCCGCTACGAGCTCTCTCCGCATCGTATCTTCTCGACTCTGCATATCGGAGATCACTTTATCGTATCGATCCCGGAGATCCTTCTCCTTCTTATCTTGCTTCTCTTCGCGCTCATCGGCTCTACGCTGGAGTTCTTTATTCTGCATATACAGGAAGAGTCCGAACGCGATATTCGCTCCCCCATTGAGCATAAGATGGATGAGATTCTCTTCCATTATAAACCCCAGTCATATATCCCGATCGCGATCGATTCTGCTATCGCATCGAGATGGGTTAAGGTGAGATATTCTCGATGGGTATCGATAAACATAGGCTCGCAGCATATCGCTACCGGATCCGATACTCCTCGGATAGTGTAATATGCGTTTCGTGTCCAATCATCGGGATTAGCGCTCTTCGCGAGGAATCGTTTAATCTCTGGGAACTTCTCTTTATGGCTAGCCATCCGAGCTGCGATCTTCTCCGCGAGATCCTTCCCACTACTGCTGAGATGATGATGGAAGAAGGAAGCGTAATCTCCGTTGCCTGCATTGAGATGGAGGGATAGATATACTTGAGGCCCATCGAACTGCGAGGAGATATCGTTTACTCTGCGATGCCTATCCCGGTATTCTCCATCCGATAAGGAGAATACGATCGCTCCCAGCTGGAGAAGATGCTCTTCCAGTTTAAGGGATAGATATCCCGTATACATAGCCTCCATTCCCATCCCGAAGGCTGGAGAAGGTGTAACCTGCGCTCCCCGATCTTGAGGTTTACCGGGCTTTCCTGTATGTTGTCTATCCAGATATACGATCATAGTATCACCTTATCTTATTTCATAGTGAATATCGGGAATACTTAATCCCGAAGGTTTACGAGCGGGTTATCCTCGAGCTGGAGGATGAATCTCCATCGATTGTTACTCCATGATTTACTCATAATCTGGCATTTATGATTATCGTATCCGATGCGCTCCGAGGTTAAAGATACAATATCTCCGAGGTCTAAATATCCATATTTCGGAGCCGCGGAGATCTCTATCGCGTAGGCTGGGAGAGCATGATTCCGAACCTTATCTCTCGCGATGCGTACTGCGGTTTCTAGATCCCATACGAACGGAGCCTCGATTATTAACTCTCGGAGGCCATATCTCGAGAAGGAGATCGCTGCGAGCGTATCCGAGAAGGTTAATCCGATATCCTCTCCGACCTCGGGATCGATGATAACCTTCGAACGATAGTTCCCCGAGGAACCTTCGAGCCCGAATCGAACCATAATCCGATTATAGATATCCTGCTCGAGCGGAGTTAATCCAGAGATAATCTCTACCTCTCCGGAGTCATAGAGATAATGAGTAGGCTCGATGGTTTGAGAATACATATAGAGATTAAGCGTAGGTTTAATCCCCTTCGATCCGTTCGTTATCTCGATGGGTAGCAGCTCCCAGATATTATTCTGGGCCCAGTCAAGAGCAGATACCTCGAGATCGTTTACGTAGCCCGCGAATCGATATCGATTGAGGACTCCCTCGAGCCCTCTCCACGCTCCCAGATCGTAATCGAGCCCAGATAACTCGAGGATATATAGCGAGAGATCTACTGCGGAGGTTAGAGCCCCATCTCCATAAGTATTCGGATGCGCTCCTTCCGATTCTCCCCACGATGCAAAGTATCCGAAGGATAACTCCGGGGAGGATACTTGGAAGCCATTATCCTCGAGATTCGTTCCCTCTGGAGATCCTACCGGGAGATAATACGGAACTATCGAATAAACGAATCCGCGGGAGTCTACGAGCTGCCTCGAGTAGTTTACCATATTCCCACCCGCTCCATCATAGATGCGGATTTTACCCCCAATTACTTCGTGATATGCGATCAAAAAGTATTGTGTTTTTAGCGTAGCCGTTCCTCCCGCTTGATATGCTGGGGTAGTTGGAATCTGAGATTCGATCGTTATAGTTCCATCGATGGTTTCCAGAGATGCGATTCCCAGATTACCGAATACGAACGGAACCACCTTCCCTTTGCTCTGCGGGATGATTCCGATAGCGAACTCCTCCTCTCGGATTATGGACTTCGATCCCACTAGTTTAATATCTCGAATATTGAGAGTATTCTCGATGGAGAAGGAGATATTCCCCTTCTGCGCGTTCGGATCTCCGAAGATGGCATCCAATACCCGGCCCTTAAAGATTCCGATTCGATCCTGAACGGTGAAGCTCGTTTTCCCTTCGACTATTATCACCATCGAGAGTTCGCAGCTTGAATCGTTTAAGGATCTTCCGCGCTTCCATTCGGAGATCCAATCTACCTCCTCGAATACCAGTTCGAGGGAGATCGTATTCGCTTCCAGATCTACTCCGACTCTCTGAGACTGGAGATTAACCGTAGGATCCGAGAGGCCTCCGCGATATGGGATTAACTGATTCTCCGCGATATCCTCGATGCTGATCGGAATCGTAGAGAATCGATAAGGAGTTCCGTAGTAATAGATATCCAGAAGGAAGCATACCTCTCCCTCGATAATATCGCTTCGCTTAATCGTATCCATTATTCGATCTCCTCAAGGTTCATCGTAGAGACTCGGAATAACTCATCCTCGAGCTCTTCACCCAGTACGCTCTCGATGGAGATCGCTCCGGTAGTTCTGCAGAGGAGATGATCATAGAGTCTATTCTGGAGTTGTTCATCGGTTCCCTTCTTGATGAGCGGAAGATAAACAAGAGGGAGCCTATTCTGGAGATATCTTACGATTCCCTGCATCATGAATGGGGCATCTCCGTAATTCGCTACCGGGAGGGCTCCGCTCGTACTGCTCATTTGCCAGTAATCCGGCTCTCGGGAATAGATGCGCGTAGTATCGATGGGCTCGGTCCACGCTATCGAGATGGTCCTACGGCCTTCGCTCATCTTCCGGGAAAAGAACATCCCATCGAGGGTTTGTTCTGTCTGGATATTCGGTTCATACGTAATCGAGCGGCCTCTCTGATATTGAGGAGCTGGGAACGCTACCGAACCCATAAGCATCGATCCGATCTGGAAGTATCCCTCGAGGGTAGTCTGGTTCGGAATCGAGATCGCGAGGGCTCGCTCCCCTAGTCTTACCCCATCGAGCCTCGCTTTCGTAAAGCAGATACTCGGAGGAAGGAGTTCGATCTTCCCTGAGACTGGAATCGTAGCGGGATCGGTTAGTTCGGTATCATATACGAGGATCGCTCGCTTCGAATCGGTATTCTCTCCCCAGAGGCCCTCGCTATTCTGCACGATCTTAACGATTACCTCCTCATCCTCTCCGAGAGATAACTTCGCTCTCCATCCTACGACCTCCCCATAATGGAGATAGAAGTCGTTACCGGCTCCGAGAGGTTCGATGGTAGCGCCTCGGAGCGTATAGTTTCCAGTTAGATCTCCGGTAGTATCGATGGAGGCTAGAATATCCCACGCGCTCCCATTCCATGAGAGGAGATCGAACTTCTGGAAGTTGATATTCCCGAGATATAATCCGAGTACATCTGAGAGCCCCATCGTTTTTATTGCGCTTCCGACCTTCGCATCCATGAGGAGCGGGATGCGGTTCGTAGCTGTATCATCGATGGACCTCCACGTAATCCGAGGAGATAAGGAGATCTGGTGGAATATGTTATCGATGGGATAATCGTATCTCGCATCGATCTTATACGTATCCTCTCCGCGAGCTGGGGAATCCTTCGCAGTTATCGCGAGGCCTCCATCGATATAGATATACTCTCCATAATTCGGATAGATGGCTCCTCGAAGGCTCGTATCATATAGCCCGGCCTCCTCTCCGCTCGCGATAGAGACCTCCTGCCAGTGAGAGATATATCGAGTCACACCGGAGAATGCACCATGCCCCCATTCGATATTATTCCCGAGGCCGGTTCCGGTTTTCGTTATCCCGGTAATCGATTCGAGGTTCCATTTTTTCGCTTGAGCTCCATCATAAACTCGATAATAGATCTTCGCGTTCGTATTAGTCCACACGATAACGATCTCCACGGGAGCCCGCATATCCTGCGAGATGGTAGCCTTAATCCCTGCATTATCTCTAACCTGAATCGTACTCGTAGAGAATCGGAGAATGAGTTCTGCGCTATTCGTAGCTCCATCATCTTGCTTAGCATGAAAATAAACGTAATTGGAGGCTACGCTCGTATTTTGATCTACCTGTAATCTCAATCGGATAACCTGACCTTCGGAAAAGTACGATCCAGAATGGGAGTATCGATAATATCTGGTGTTACTGCTCGTATCGATCTTGAGGCCTTCGCTATCGAGTAACTGGCCTCCCGCTCCGAGAGTCGTATACTGACTCGAAGAAGCAGGTAGCATTACTGGAATATACGTAGAATCCCATCGGAGATACTCCTCGCGATCTGGCTGGTCTAACCGCTTCGGATAGTTCCAATCGGAATAACCTCCCATCGCGAGATACCATACCGAGTTCGTATTATGCGCGATCACCTTAACCCGGCCTTCGTGAATGCACGCGGAGAGATTCGTTACCCGATCACTATTCGAGCCATAATCCAGAATCGAAGCATCTTCGATCGCAGCTGCATCCGTTCCGCTCGATGCGTAGTTCCAAGAAGATCCCAGATCGCTCGAGTAGAACATTAATAACCTACCATCTCCATATTCCTGCGCGATTACGTAGATATTCCCATCTTTATAGAATGAGCATACGTTCCCATCCCGTAGGATGCTCGATACGATATTCCCGTAAGGAACCGAGGAATCGATCTCGACTTCTCGAATAGCGAGCCAATCGTTCGAGCTCGCTCGGATACCGGGGTTCGGAATCCGTACGAACTTCAATCTCCCAGTAGAGTTAATATATGCTATCCCGATAGATGCATCCGGAAGGGCTACGGG